TTTGTAATTTTGCGTATGATTATTGATACCCATTGAATAAATATGCCTAAAGGACGAAACAAACAGCTCATCGATGAACGCGATAAGAAACTCTTCGAGCGGTTCTACTACTGGTCGGAGGTGCAGCGCCTGCGCTTCGACGACGTCATCCACAAGCTGTCGACGGAAGAGTTCTTCCTATGCGAGGCCACCACGCTGCGCATCATCAAGCGTATGCTGATGGAAGGTGCAACGGTGGACGGCCAGACCGTGAAGCGCAGCCGGTACATGGGCTTCAGGACTTCACGACGACAGTCAGCTTCCGCCGGTCAACTGTCGCTCTTTCCCGAGTAGCCTCACTGACGGCACAGGTGTAGGTGGCTTCATACACCTTTATCCCATGATTGAAAGCAAAAAACTTCGAGCGGGTGCGGATTAACGCCCCGTCCTCCATAGGCCGATAGCCCTGCAACAGCGCGTGCAGGGCTTTTCTTTTTTCTTCACGCTGCATGATTCTATCTACCGTTTGGCTACCGGCGTGTGTATCGTCGTAACAGTCGAGAATGAGCCGCACGCGAACTTCGCTGGTTCCGCGCTGCGTCCAGTCGCCTGCATCGCTCCATTCGGTGCCAGGCAAGTCAATGAGGATGGCTGGGAAAGTGAGTGGGTACATATCGATATTTTCGTCGTCGAGAGCTTCCAACTGTCCGTAGTCTTCGTCCACGGTGCGTGCCCAAGGTAGTTCGCGGGCCAGGCGGTCAATGAGATGAACGAGAATTGATTCCATTGCTTATCTCCTTTAATTTGTTAATAATGATTTGACTAATCTTCATGCGCAGTTCCTTGCTTTCGCCGATGAACTGTCGGCGGGGCATCTTTACTTTGATATTGAGTTTCCCCTTTTTGGTCAACGCCAGTGCGCGCCACTTCCTTGCCTCTTCGGGTAAGTCTTTGGGTAGCTTTCCGCCTTTTCGTACGCCAGCGATGGAATAGGCCTTTGCCCACGCCATCTTACGCATGGCAGGCGTAACGGTGGGCTGTGAATGGATGGTACCTCCCTCGTTGTGGATGCGCGCATACGGCACGGGGTTAACCACGGTCACCAGTCCGGGTGCCCCTGTAGCATCGATACTATTCATCAGGTGGTTGCGCTGCGAGGTGAGCGGCTTGCGCGGGTCACCCGCCTCCT